AAGAATTATGGATTACAAAATACAGACCGAGCTATGGCTTTTGGATTATGCTTAATACATAATATAGACAACTACAGAATACAAGTAACTGAAAAAGAAGATAAAAAAGATTTAGGTTTTAAATATTATAAAATGGGATACAAAGGTATACCGATGCAATTAAGTTAAATATGAAGAATAATTACACATCAATGCCTGCGTTAATAATACCAGAGGAAGAAAAAACTCCTGAATGGTGTGAGCAGGTTCTAGACTCAATAATTAGTTTTATGTCTTATGATGGAAACAACTATGAAGAAGGAAGAGCTAAAGACATAAGAAATTATCAAATATATAATGGTCAACTAAATCAAGATGACTATGCTTATATTACAGAACAATATGGATTAACATATCCAGCTAGACTTGTAAACTATCCCATCATCACACCTAAAATAGATTTATTAGTTGGTGAGTCTTTACGTAGACCTTTAGATATGAAAGTATCTACAGTAAACAAAGAAGCTGTTTTAAGAAAACATGATTTCAAGGTTGGTCTTATAATGACAGATTTGTTGAAAGAGATACATCAAGAGTTTGAAGAAACACAAGGTATAAGAATTAAAGATCAAGGTAAGGGTATAGCTGTTCCAGAAGATATAGAAACTTATATGAAATATAACTATCGTGAAATGGTAGAAGAGGTAGCGCAAGATGGTTTAGAATATATAATTAATAGATATCACGTTAAAGATATTTTTAAAGAAGGGTTTAGAGATTTATTAGTAACAGGTAAATCCTTTTATAAAACTTACATTAAAAATGGTGATCCATATGTAAGGCGTGTAGATCCAAGAACTATTGTTTTTGATGGCGCTTCACATTCTGATTACCTAGATGATGCTAGCTGGGTGGGTGAAGAAAGATACATGACTGTAAATGAAATCAATGATGAGTTTAAAGAAGATCTTACAGAAAGCGATTTAGTTGAGCTGGATAAAATGAGAAATCTTTATGGTGGTTCTCCTGACTTAAAATATTATAATAGTTCTTTTGATTGGATAGATGCTGGATATGGTAAAGAAACTAGAATACGCGTGGTATCTTGTGAGTGGAAATCTTTAAGAGCATTGAAATTTAAAGTATCAGATAATAAATATGATCCTAATAGACCATTTAGAAAGCTAGTAAAAGATACTTATAAAGCTAGAAAAGGAGAAACTGTTGAAGTTAAATATGTAGATGACATATGGCAAGCTACAAAAATTGGTGGTAAGATTTTAGTAAACGCTACAAGAAGAAGTAATCAGGTAAGAAGTGTTGATGATCCTGGAACCACACCATTGTCTTATGTAGGTTGTATATATAATAATACAACAGGTAAACCTATATCATTAGTTGATTTATTAGATAATATTCAAATGTTATATAACATAGTAATCTATCAAATAGAACTAGCTATGGCAAGATCAGGTGGTAAGGCTGTAGTATACGATGTATCTCAGCTGCCCACAAATGCAGGCATGGATATACAAACAGTCCTTTATCATTTAAAGACTGATGGTATTATACCTATAAACTCCAAAGATGAGGGTAATCAAATTAGTTCATTTAATCAGTTTCAGCAAATTGACTTTACATTATCACAATCTGTTCAGCAACTAATTAATTTAAAAATTATGTTAGAAGAAATGGCTGGACAAATATCAGGTGTTAGTAGACAAAGAGAAGGGGCTGTAGGGCAATATGAATATGTGGGTAACGTACAAAGAAGTGTGGTGCAATCAGCAACAATCACTGAAAGCTGGTTTCAAGCACACTCTGAAGTTAAGCAAAGAGTTTTTGAAAGACTTTGTAATCTTATGAAAATATGTTGGGCTGGTGGTAAAAAAGCTGGTATGATTTTAGGAGACGGTGCATATAAATTTTTAAATGTTTTACCTAATATAGCATTACAAGATTTTGGTGTATATGTTGGAGATAGTGGTAAAGATGATGCAATGAAACAAGTTGTTCAACAATTATCACAAGCAGCATTACAATCAGGAAATGTGGATCTGCTTAATGTTATAAAAGTGTTAAAAGCTGATACCATGACTGAAGCTGAAAAAGTTTTAGAGCAGGGTATGGAGCAGATGAAACGTATGCAAGATCAGCAACAACAAATATTAATGCAACAGCAACAAATGGCTCAACAAGCTAAGGAAGCTGAAATACAACAACAATTAGCATTAAAACAAGTTGATAATGATGCTAAAAAAGATATAGCTAATATAGAGGCTGAAACTAAAATAAAAATTGCTAAGATGCAAACAGATGCGCAGCGTGATATTAATGATGCAAAAGAATCTTCTGCTATGATAAAAAAGGTGGCAGATTCAGAATTAAGAATGAGAGAAAAAAATCAAGAAACCCCTGAAACAACTGTTGGTGAAAAAACAGCAAGACAAGAGCTTGACAGGGCAGTTCAAGATATTTAAAAAATTATTATCTTTGCATTTGGGAACAAAAAATTAAATTAATATGGCAAAAGAAGAATCAAAAATAGTAGAAGCTGTTGAACAAGCAACAGAAACAGAAACACAAGAAACACCACAAAATGAAAGTGATGAAAAGTTTAATCCATTGGCTTTTGCTTCCGATAAACCGATTTCTGAAGAATCAAAAGAAGAAGAGACAACAGAAAATACTGAGGGAAATACAGCTGAGTCTACTGATGGATCTGAAGAAAAATCACAAGAAGAGGAGGGCTGGTCATGGAACAAAGATGAAGAAACTACAGAGACTAGTAAAGAAGAATCCTACAATTGGGAAGGTGAAGAAAAAAAGGAAGTTGAAAGCAATGAGCAAACAAGTTCTGAAATAAACTGGTCTGATGTTTCTAAAGAATTAGGAATAGAGGGTGCAAGTAAAGAAGAAATTATTAACACATTAAATGATTTAGCACAAAGACCAGAGGTTGATACGTCTAACACTCAGGTGGTTCAACTACAAAAATTTTTAGCATTGAATGATAGAGATTTAGTAGGTGAAGAACTAAAAGCTAATGGCATGGATGATGCAGAAATTGAGGAGTCACTAGACAAGCTAGAAGACTCTGGTATGCTTAAAATCAAAGCTAAAGAAGTAAAAAAGGTTATTAACAATGCAATTGAGTCGCACACTAATACCTTAAAAAAACAACAGCAAAGTGCAGCTTCTGCACAAAAAGCTAATGCAGAAAAAGCAAAAAAAGAATTACAAAATACAATCAAAGACATGAATGAGTTCATGGGCGGGAAGGTGACAAAAAAACAGAAAGAAGAAGTATATAGATATGCAACAAGTAAAATGATGGACGATATTTACAGTAGTCATGCCAATGTCGCAGACGTAGCTATGTTCATGCTTTACAGAAAGCAGATTGAAAAAATTCTTCGGACTCAAGGTTTAGAGGACGGCAAAGCCGCTATAATGAATAGTATAGTCTCACCAAACCTTAACACTGGAAAAAGCAAGCCAAACTTTAAAGTAAAGTCTGGTAAGTTTGATCCAAAAGCGTTCATGACAGAGTAAACTTAAATAGTAAGTCAAAGACTGCATAGAGTTGAAAGTTAATTGGACAAAGTAAAATGTTTAATTAATTTAAAAATAAAAAAATGGCTAGAGTTTATACAGGTACCTACGGTTCAGGTACTACGGCCGAGAATGCGTTGAACACAGCTCTAATGCAATACCCAGAGATTGCTAGAACTTTAATTCAACAGTATCCTCGTTATGCTGCGACTTATCTGTTAGAAAGAACAGGAAGATTCGCAACAGAAAAAGTCCTAGGGGACAATTCTTTTGAATGGAAGGTTATGGGAAGATATAACACTCCATCATATTCTAATGGTTGGATTTCATCTGATGGTGTAACATTTGTAGGTAGTGCTGCTGGTTCAGGAGCTGCTGCTGTATCAGGACAAACATTAACAAGTGCTGATGCAAATGGAGATCAATTCTTTTTATCATTTGATGGTGAAGGAATATACACTACTTCAGGATTTGCAAATGCAAGCTTCCTTAATAAATTTGATTTAGTAAGATTTCAATCAGGAGCTACTGCTGTTGTATTGGAAGATCCAATTCAAGATGTAGCAAGAGCTGCTGCAAACAGTGGTTTAGTTGTAACAACTGCTTCTGCTGTTGTTAAATTTGAAATGATAGATGGTGCTGCTAATCCATTACAGTTAAGTGATATTCAAGCGGGATCAATTGTTGCTTCTATTGGATCTGCTTTTCCAAATGGATCTAATGGTGCAGATGTAGGTGAAAACTACGTTTATCCTTCAACACACAAGAACTATTTAACTACAATGAGAAAGAAAGTTTCTGTATCAGGTAAAGATCTTACAGATGTTTCTTGGATTGAAAATAATGGTTCAAGACTTTGGTACTTCACTAAAGAGCAAATGATGATGGATGAGTTTATGTATCAACAAGAACTACAAAGATGGTATGGAAGAAAATCAATTACTAATGAAAGTTCAGGTGTTGCAAGACCAGACGCTATTGTCAGTTCTGCAACAGGATTATCAGGAACATTAGCAACATCTATTGTTACTGGTGATGGACTATTAGCGCAAATTGATTCATCTAACCAAGCATCTTATACTTTAGGATCTTTAACTGAAGATATTATTACTGAGTTTATCGCTAAGATATCTCTTAATGCTACTTCAGCTGAAGGTAATGAGTATGTTGTAATGACTGGTACAGAAGGAAGATTAGCATTTCACAGAGCTATGAAAGACCTTATTGTTGCTCCTGCTGGTGCTTTCACTGGTGGTTCAATGCAAGGTGTAAGTGGTGATGTTGAGTTAGGTGCTAACTTTACTTCATATACTGCATTGGGTAATAAAATTACTATTGCTCACTGCCCAGTATTTGATGATCCAAATTTACATTCTCTTGCTGGTGGAACTAACTCGTTTGGTGACAACAGATTAAAAGAGTCTGCAAAAATGGTATTCCTAGACTTCGGAAGAACATCAGGTGTTTCTAACATTGAGATGGTTACTAAAGGAGCTGAAGGACAAAATAGAAGTATGATTAAGAAGTATGTAGCTGGTATGGTAAACCCTTATGACCAAAGCGCAATTTTGGCTGCTAATGCAGATGACAAGTTTGAAGCACACGTGCTTTCTGAAACTGGTCTTCTAGTTAGAAACCCATTGTCTTGTGGTATATTGAGTGCATCGTAATTATTAACCTTTAAAAATATAACTATGTCTAGAAAAAAATTCATATTCGTCAAAGATGCTGCTAATGATGCAACTTATATTGACGTAGACAGAGTGCATGATTTAGAGGTTACAAGCGCAACTGTATTTAATATTAATGCGTCTGATAATGAAGGTGGAGCTATTAACTTAGCTACAGTTACATGTTCAGACTCTACATTAGCCATAAAAGAACTAGCAAGACTTATGTCTGAGTCAAATTCATCTGATATTATTGTAGCAGATGATATTGCTGGTATACATATGGCACATGTTGAATCAGTTGCATCAGTTGACCACTCCTAATGTTTAATTTAAAATTCTAATAAAATGAAAAAAAGAAAATATTTATTTTTTGCAAACAGCGCTACTGATGCTGCCATCATACCCGCTGATAAAGTTAGAGATTTAAATATAACTGGAGCGAGCGGATCTGCTAAGTTATCTGTTAATTATTCAACAGATGCTGGTGGAGATGGTAGTGTTACACTTGATACATCAGATTCAGATGCTGCTGCAAGAGCTATACAAAGAGCTATTGCAACAAGTTCTGCGTCAGTTATAAATATAGCTGATGATGTAAAAAGTGCATTCATTACTGGAGTAACTGCTTGTAATACTATAACACACTCATAACTTAAATAACTAACGGAGGTCTGTAGAAGATCGTGCCTTTATGCGGGCCTCCTTTTTAATAACTATAATAAATTTAGAAAAATGGCAATAAAATTTGATTTTAATAGACTAAGAACTGCTGTAGATTCATTCTACAAAGCTAAAGACACAGTCGGTGAAGAAGTAGTGCATTTACCTGCTTTAAAAAGTGTAAAGAAGGTAATTGCTTTAGGTGATGCAAATGCAAATATCATTGATGATGATAGCAACTCACTTTATGCTTCAACTGCTGCTGCAACTGCTGATCGTACATATACTTTACCAGCGGCTGCAAAAGGATTGTGTTTTGAGTTTTTAGCTACTGTAGCGTCTGATACACACGCTTATATTTTTGAGGTTCCATCTGGAGCTTTATTAGGCGGTGTATTAGCACAAAATGGTACTGGAACTACAATTGTTCAGTCTGATGGTACAGATACCAAATTAACTGTTAATGATAATGTAGAGCCAGGAACACACTTACAGTTTCGTTGTGCAGATGACACTAACTGGGTTGTTTCAGGTGTTGTATTATCTTCAGATGCTGATCCAGCATTTAGTTAATAGATAATTAGAATTAAGGGGGAGCTTTATGCTCTCCCAAAATTCTTTATATTTGTAATATGAATTTTGTAAATTTTTTAAAAAGCATAGCTAAAGATCCAGAGGCTTGGGAAAAAAAACAAGTAGAGGATTCAAAAAAAAATCAAGTAAGATTCAATATTGGAGGCAAGTCAGGTTTTAAATGGAAGACTGAGTCTGCTAATAAAACTTGGATAGAAAATGGTAAGGTCGTAAGAGACAGAAAAGGAAAAACAATAAGCAAATAAGGAGTATTAATCAAAAAAAGAAAAATGAAACACATAGTATTAATCAAATCAAATAATCCAGGCAAATTTAATTACTGTAAGTTTGGAAATTATAAAGACAGAGAAGGAAGACTTAAAGAACTAATTGATATAAATGGACATAAAGTATCGGGCTTTGAAATGTTTCAAGCTGTGGTATCTTTAGATATTACTAAAGAATATGACAAAAGACTTTATGAGTTTTTAAAAGATCATCCATTAATCAAAGGTAAATTTACAATTGAAGATATATCAAGTAATGAACAGAAAAAAGCAGAAGACTCTATTAAATCAGCAGAAGCTGTAACAACCGCTTCAGAACTTAAAGAAAAAGATTTAAGAGATTTAGCTTTATTAATGGGTATAGATGCACAAATGCAACTTATGTTATTAAAAGCTAAAGTAATACAGTTTGCTAACGAAGATCCAGAGTCATTTATGAAGTCTATTGGAGATATAGATAAAGAACATAGAGTATTCTTGAAAAAAGCTTTGGCAGAAGATGTATTACAAAAAGTAAATGGAGTATGGAAACATAACACATTAAATATTGGTTTAAATGAAGATCAAGCAATATTGTGGTTAAAAGATAATGGAGATTCATATGCATTGCTTAAACATCAATTAAGAACTGGTAAAAAAGAAGAAACAAAAAGTCTTGAACTTGAAGAAGTATCACAGTCAAAACTAAATGAAAGTTCTTTTATACAAGAAATAGAAAATAGTAAATAATGACATTAACCGAAGCCAGAGCGCAATTAGATATTTTAATAGATAAAGTAGATCAAGCTTATTTTACTGTATTAGAAAAAAATACTTTTTTAAATAAAGCTGGTGTAGAGTATTTTGATAAATACTACAACGCTATGGGTGCTAATCAATTATTAAGAGATAAGCTAGGTTATTTTATTAAAAATATTTTTATTAGAGGTAAGGCTGGAGTTGCTCCATATGATGATGATCCTGCAAGACAAACATATGGTTCTGTAGAAGATTATTTACATTTATTATCAGGAACTGTAAATGGAAAGGTGGCTAAAGTAGTAAGTTGGGAAGATTTTCAATATTTATCTGGAGATAATGGAACAGTAGCTCCTAGTGAAGATCCATATAATAGAGCTGATTATGATCATCCTATAATGACAATAGGACCAACTTTAGCTCAAACTGATCCTAGTATTGATTTTAATCCCAATGGCATATACTATTATCCTCATAATGAGTCGGTTATGCCTGGCGCTAGAACAGCTATACTTTCATATGTATTAGATTCAAGCACAGGAGAAATATTACAAGTAAATATTTTTGATCCAGGAGCAGGGTATGCATCTCCTGCAACTATACCTGTTGGAATAGGATTTACTACAGGTACATCACCTTTAACCACAGGAAGTGGATTGGGTACTGCATCAATTACAGTAGATACTATAGGAGGTCAAGTTGTTAATGTAAATATTATAAATGCTGGAGCTAATTATGGTCCTAATTTACAACTACAAATGCCAGATCCAATTAATCTTACTACAGTAACTAGTTCTGATAGCTTGACAATATCATATGTTAGAGAACCAATAAGTAGAAAAATTACCAATGAATTTGCACAGCTAAATTCATCTATGGCTCATGAAATAGTTCAAATAGCTGCAAGAATGATGTCTGCAGCAATTGAAAGTTCTAATTATGAGGTACAAAATAATGAATCTAATTTGTAGACGAGTTTCTTTTGCTCCCTGCTGCAAGAATAGGCCGAAACTAGAAATAGTGTAAGCCTATTTTTGTTTACTAGATAAAATTAACTAATTTTGTAAAGCGCAAATAATATTCTATGATTACTCTAAACGAAATAGCATACAATATCAAAAACTTAGCTTATGGTGGTAGTCATTCCACTGAAGAGAGTATTTCATTAAGACAAATAAAAAGCTGGATACATTATCATAGAGCTAAAATTATATCAGATAATTTAAACAGAGGCATGCTAACAAATCATAACTTATTTCAAGTATATGATTTATCTGCATACACTTTATTTGATAAAGTAGTAGCTCAGTACATAGATGACTTTACAGCAGATTTTCGTACTGCAGATCCTACAGACGCTAGTCTGTATGGTGATAATGGTGTGCGTTATTTAAGTTTAATTCCAAAACAAGGAAGCGCAGCAAATTATCCTAATCAAATAAAAGGAGATGTACCAGCCTTTTCTGCAATCACATATGATTCTTCAGGAAATGCTCAAAATACTTTAGCTGCTTTTAATAGAACCACTTATGGACAACCACAAAGAGATAGATTGATACAAGGTGATTGGAGAAATAATGGTAGGTTAGTTTTTACTGTACCACAACCATTACCTGTAGATAATTATTTAAGATCTGTAAGAAGTGTAAGTTTGTCTAGAAGAGCTGTTTTAGCTTCTAATCCAAATAGACAAGCAGCAAGTACATCAATAATTAATGTACCTATAAGAACAGGTCAAGGTAACTTATATAACCAACAACCTTTAGCTAAATTTTCTACAACATCTGGCACCAATCAGTTAGATAGAGATATGGTAACAGTATCTATAACTAATTTACAAGTATCTCCTAACTATATGAATAATACAGACGCATTAGATAATAAATCTGTTGTATGGGTTTATAAAGGAGCTTTAAGAGCAATTTTTTCAGATCCTACAAAAGTTGTAGCTAAAAGAACAAAAATAGGAACCGCAACACAATATAGAGATGATATAGATCCATATCCTTTACCTATGGAATATGTTAAAGATTTAATAGAAAGAATATTAGCATTAGAAGTAAGAACTGAATTAAGTATGCCATCAGATTTAATTAATGATGCACAAGATTCTACAAAACTACAAGGAGGTGGGGCTTAAATATAAAGATAAATACACATCTATTAGAGATATATATAATAGTATAAAGAAAAATTTAAATATACCATATACAATATATTATAACATTATTAAAAAATTTTGTATGATATTGATTAGGGATATGGTGGCTAGAGACAGAAAAGTTTATTTACCCAATAGTATGGGATTTATGTATTTAGCAGAAAAAGAACATAAAAGAGCTTTTCATACAAGAGTGGACTATAAAAAAACAAAAGAAACAGGAAATATTGTTACATATAAAGTTCCAATATTAACTGACTTTTATAAAAAAATAATATGGGTGAGACCTACAAAATATAGAAATTGTAAAGTTTTACCTCTTGGTTTTTCCAAAAAAATAATAAAAATAATAAATTTATAATATGGGTACAGAATTAACAGCACAAAGTTTAACAGTAACAATAACAGAAGCATTAGCTGTAGATCATGCAAATGGATCAACAAATGATATTGACTTTGCACAAACATACACACATACATATGGTAGTATAGCAAATGTAAATAAAAGAATAATTAAACTATCAAATACTAATTTAACAGAGATAGCAACATTAGGAACTGCTACAGCAAATGGTGCTTTTGTTAGAGCTGATATAAGATATATTAGAGTAACTAATTTAGATTCTTCAGATGTTTTACAGGTTGGATTAGACGATGAGGCATCGGATGCGGCTTATGTAGAGGTCGCTGCGGATAGCAGTATTATATTTACAGGTACAAAATGTGAAGGAGGTAATGGCGGTACAACTTTAGACAATGCAACAGCATTAAAGGTTAAAGGATCTGCTAATCAACAACTAGAATTATTTATAGCATCAGTATAATATGTATATAGACGCATTAACATTATTTACAGCAGTTGCTAGAAATTTAGGGCTGCCAGACTATAGGCATTTTGAAGACGCTTGGTTGGAATGGGCTTTTGAAGCTGAAAAATTTATAGGCAGTAATGAAACTTATCAGATAGCTGAAGCATCATATACTAAAACAGGAGCAAAAGCATCAGCAACTTTTACATTTACTGGTCAGCCTGAATCAGGAGATTATATAGATTTAAATGGTGCAAGACTATATTTTAGAAATCCCACAGATTTAGGTGGAGCAAAATCACCAAATGAATTAACAATAGGTACAACTTTAGAAAAAACATTAAGTAATAATAGTTCAACTGATTCAGGTCTTTTAGAAAAATTATCTGGAAATTTTCTTAATGCACAAGGTATTTTTGCTCAAGCGCTACCAAATACACCAGCTTTTGTTTATCCTGAAGCAATACAACCTGCAACGTATGCTGTTGATACTACAGCTAAGACACTAACAGTTACAGCAAAAGAAATAGGAATAAAAGGAAATAAATTTGAAGTGGGTGCTAAGTCTAGTAATATTACTGTAGACTCTAATTATTTATCTGGAGGTAAAGGTGTATATGCAAATCAACAAATTAAATTACCAGAAAATTTAATTAAACTCTTAGCTGTGCGTGTTGGATCAACAGATAAAACACATCAACACAAAGAACTTAGAGAAACTTCTTCTATACATACAGGAAGATTAGGTAAAGATGCAAATGATACAATACAAAGAGCCTTTAGATACTATATAGAGGGCAATCGTTTAAATATAGGACATGATAATTTAGATGATATAGTAATATCCTATTTAGAGTATCCAACTGATTTAAGAGGGTGGCCTATGTTTAAGAAGTCACACACAACGGCAGTAGCTCACTATGTAATGTGGCAACATAAATTAATAGATTATTACAATGCAAAAGTACCACAGTATATTATAAAAGATTTAGAACGAAGATGGTATCAATTATGTGCAAAAGCTAGAGGCGATGATAATATGCCTTCATCACCACAGATAAGACAAATAGGAAATATGTGGAATACATTAGTACCATTAACAAATAATAGAGGTTTAATAGATTTCTAGTATGGCTCAAAAAAAACAATTAAGTAGAGTAGAAGGATTTACTCATGGATTAGTTACAGATCCTGATCCAAGATTTCAAATAAAAGGTAGTTATAGTAAAGGACAAAATATAAGACTAACCAATAAAACTGGAGAAACTTTTACTGTAGAAAATATAGATGGTAATTCTTTAGCCATAGATTTATTTAAATTACAAAGTCAATCTTACAATAATGCTACAAACGGTGGTATATTAGGCACAAGACCAGACATAGACACACAAGGTCCAGTATCACCTGATTTTGTATTTTCAGAAATATATTCAGATCCAAATAATACTAATGAATTTGGTAATGTTGTTGGAGAATTTTATCCAAGTCCTCGTAATCCAGTATCAGGAAACCCATACACACCCACTAACACAGGTCCTTCAACAAATAATAGAAATCAAGGAATATTTCCTTTTTATAGAGATAATTTACCTGGACCATCGCAAATTGGAGATGTAAGTATGAACTCAGCTGCTGCAAATCAAGCTAATATTGTAGGAAGCATATCAGTTGGTAATGAAATATATTTAGTTATAGTTATAGCAGGATTTCAAGAAGACACAACAAGAACTATATTTTTAAGATTAATTTTAAACAGTGAACAAAATATAGAAAGAGTTGAGGATTTATTAGTTTGTTATAGTTTTCTAGATGATAAATATCCTGAATTAAATATGGATATAGATTCTCCAATAAGACTTGAGGCTTTAGTTGAAAACGAAACAATAACGAGGCTTTATTGGACTGATAATAAAAATCCATTAAGAACTTTAAATGTTAGGCAAGAGGGTAAAAATCAATTACCACCTAATACATTAAATGTAACACCTATGATGAAGCCATCACAACCAGTTTTAGATAAAACATTGAATGGAACTTTACCTACAGGTGTTTATCAATATACTTATAAATATATATCAGCAAATGGTGGTGAAACAACTTTTTCTCCATTGAGTAATATGTATCATACATCAGAGGAGGGATTTGGCTCTTCAACTGAATATGGTGGATCACCAAGTGGTGAAGTTAGTAGTCAAGGCTTTAGAATAGCAATAGATGATGTAGATCCTAATTTTCAATTTATAGAATTATATGCTTTACTATATGAAAGTTTTAATGTACCACCTAGAGTAGCGTTAGTAGATAGAAGAAATATAAATAATTCTGCTAATAGAGTAACTATTGTACACTCAGAGTTTGATAAAGAAATAGAAAACGGATTAGAAGAAGTTTTAATAGAAACTAACACTTGGGATTTATGTAAAGATATTGCTATAAAAGATAATATTTTATTTGCTGCTAATTTACGATCCAAACAAAATACTATAAGTGAAGAAGAATGGAATGTAAAAGTTTTGAGATATAGGATTAAAGATTTTAATTCTGTAACTGATGCGGCTGGAGCAAAACTTACAAAAGGAATGATTACCAGCACAGATCCATTAGTTAAAACTTATTATAAAGAATTTGGATCTGATACTAGATTACTAATATCTGATACCCTTGCTGGAAATGCTGCTTCAGGAGCGGCTATACATGATTATTTAAATGGTAAAAATTATGGTGATGAGTCTGAACCACAATATGGAACGTTATTTGAACAAAGACCAACAGCAACTAATTTTAAAACAGAAAAAGAATATAGGTTTTTACAAGATGGATTAACATTAGGAGCAGAAAGCTATGCTTATGGTGAAAACGAATTAGGAGGATGTAGATTGAGTTTTGGTGTTAAAGAAAAAGTAGCAGATATAACTACAAATGATGGTTTAGAACCTTATATTAATTCTATACAACATGAAGATGATGTTAATGGATATCAAACTGATGAATTTGGTGTATTAATACAAAGAGATTCTAACAATAAATTATCAGCCTTAATTGATCCTACAGATAGTGCAAGTGGATTAAATAATTTTGAAGCAACACAAACAACATTTAGAGCATCTATGAATTTAGGGGGATCAAAAGATCCACATTTATCTGGAAATCAAAGAGGATATCAAAGAGGAGAATTTTATAGATTTGGAGTACAGGTATATGATTTGAATGGTAGTCCTGGTAATGTACTTTGGATTGGAGATATACAAATGCCTGAAATGTACGATGTGTTAAGAATGATAAATGTAGATTATTCTGAATCACTAACAGTTAGAGGTTTTGATCCTTTAGAACATAGTTATAATTTATCTTATATGCTATCAGGATCATATACCCCACAAGATAGTTTTTTTAATGGTGGAGATGCCGCTGGAATAATTTCTCATCCAAGAATAAAAGATCATAGATTAACACATATATATGGACATTCAGTTCCACCAGTAGATGTATGTTGGTTTAGTGGTGTGGGGCCTAGTTCAACACCAAAAACACAAGCTTATATATATTCTAATGGCGTAAAAGTAGGTGAACCTATTACATCTACTGGAAATTATCCTCATGATAAAAATCCAGCTGATCAAACAGGAAGTATAAGAGCTAAATTTTATCCAGGATATGCAGAAGATGATTCTGATATTGAAAATCATAATGACTTTCATTATTTATATGATTTATATGTTAATTTTGAGTTTATTATACCACAAGAAGTTTGTAAAAAAATATCTGGGTTTAGAGTTGTAAGAGCTGAAAGATTAGAAACTGAAAGAAGAGTTTTACAACAAGGTTTATTAAATCAAACTATGAAATATGGATGGCCAGCTAATCCAAGTGTAAGTGCTTTAGAGTCTGGTTATGCATTTGGATCACAATTTAGTGTTAGTGATAATGAAAATTTTAAAGGTGATAATAATCCTTCTTTTCCATTTGTTAATGATCCAAACACACCACCAACATTTATAGAATATGATAGCTATTTAAATGGTTATATAGGATTAGCAGAAAATGCACATCTTGCAAGATATGTAAAAAATAGAACTAGTGGAAAATTAACTATAGGTGGTATTAGTGCGGGCGAAATAGGAACTAGAGCTGAATATGAATCAGGTTTAGCTAGTTTTGGTTCTAATAAAAACAGTCATAATTATAGAACCTTGACACCTACAGATCGTTCACAAGCTGGTCATGTAGGAATGGGAGCGCCAGGACAAAAATCTATGCATTCTGCATATTTTGGTAGTTATGAAAAATGTCAATATGGGAATATAGGAGATTTACCCTCAGGAAGTCCTAGACTTAATAGACAAGCAAGAATACCAGAAAAATTATTTACATTAGATGCGCCTGATAGTGCTTTTGGTTCTTTACCATATGCTTTTAGGGAAGGTGATATCTTAAGAATAGACACTGTTTTAAAACTATCCGATGAAAGTAGATATGCAGACCAAACACTGCCTTTAGCAAAAGATGATGGAACTTCTGCTCAATTTACTATTCCAACTAACTATTTTAATCATGGAAATGGAGGTGGGGCTAGTGGTAATGCAACGTCATTTGCATCATATAACTTTAGTGGAACTGAAACTGACGCATTAAGATTTGCTTCCAAAAGAAAAATAGATTTAAATGAAAACTATGGTTTATTAATAGGTAAATATTATAGTTACGAAACATATTGGGGTATTGGTATGGAGTGCGGTTTAGGTCATGCTTTTGGTCATGATTATACTGTACCTTGGGATTTGAAAGATACAGCAAATCCAAAAGAAGACTATAGACAATATAACACAATAGGTTCAGCAATTGAAATTTCAACAGGAGCTATTATACCTGGATCTCAATTTAAAGGTGTAGATGAGTTTGACTTAGGGGAGTGGTCAGGTTTTAGTAATAATACTTTAGGATTTATAGAAGATTATCCTTGGTATGGACAATATTCGGTTATATTTCAAGGGTTATATGTAGATAATGGACAAGGAGCAAATGAAGATGATATAAATTATAATACCGCATCAACTATGCAAGAAGGATTAAGAACTATAGTTTTATCAGTGGATAAAAATCCTGATGGATTAGATGGTAGTAGATATAATTTTCATCCAAGAAATGTATCAATGATATTACAAAATCAAGGTTTTTTTAGTAGAGATAGTGCAGGTACTGCACAAAATTTAAATAATGTTGCCACTAAAGATTCTTATGTTTTAGGCAATAGCCAGAGCGCCGAAAGTTCTAATTCATATATTCCTTTTAAATATTTATGTTCTATAGTAAGAAAAAACATACCTTGTGGTGGATCTTCTATTCAAGGTATAGAGGCAACAAGATATATTCCATGTGGTAATTTTCATCCAGTTAGACCAAGTGAATTGATTGATAATAATATAACACATCAATTTCATAATTCTAAAGTATTTGGTGGTGATACATTTGTAAATTTATATTCACATCAGAAAACAAGAACTTCATATATGCCAAATTCATATGCAAGATGGCAAGTGTTCCCTGTAGAGTCATTTACTAACACTGATATGCGTGGTAATTTAAGTTTAAATGCAGGTGATACTATATTAGGTGACCAAGAAGCTCCACCATCAAATGATTGGGACTACAATGAGGTTTATTCACAAGAAAATAATATTAAATCAGGTTTAGTTATTAATGAAAGAATTGTTCAAACTGCGCAAGACTTACCTTATGAAATAGCATACTCTAACACTAAAGTATTAGGTGAAATTGGTGATGCGTTTAGAATATTTCCAATAAATCAGTTTCATGATATGGAAGGGCAGTTTGGAGAAATTAACAGAATTATAAACTTTAAAAATGATATATATGTTTTACAAGATGAAGGCTTTGCTAAACTACTTGTAAATCCATTATCTGTAATTAGCGATGACACAGGTCAAAGTTTATTTACAGGTACAGGAGATACTGTAGAAAATCATATTTATATATCTACAAAATTTGGATCACGACACACGCATAGTGTTACAACAAGCGAACAGGCCTTATATTTTGTAGATTCAAGATTTGCTAGAATATTTAAATATGATACAGAAAAATTAATTTCATTAGGAGATTCTTTAGGTATAAGATCAGACCTTACTAATATTATAAAAGAAGAAGGTGATTTAGATTCTTTTGTAAAAGGGTATAATAATCAAGCTGCATATCAAACAGGAAACACTAGAAACTATGCATCTGATAATCCTTTAAAAGGGTTGGGTATAAACTCTATATTTGATCATAAACATAAAGAGTTAATGATATGTTTTCATAATAATAAACTTGAATATGATAGCAATGGTAATTATGAAGAAGCGAACTATGTTGGTATGAATGTAGTTTATAGTGAAGGTTTAAATGCTTTTACTTCATATTATACTGCTTATCCATTTTTATGGATTAATGGAGATCCTGGTATTTTTACAACACAGACAGAGCATGATGTAAAATTATTAGTAGATGAAAATGCTAAAACAGAAGTATATAAAAACTTACTAGCTGAACCATTAAAATTATGGAAATGGGATAGTTTTGGTTTTAAATCAAGGTTTTTTGGTAGACAATCAGCTGCTGTATTAGAAAAAACAATATCTGAAAATCCAGAAAGTGTTAAAGTGTTTGATACAGCAATTATAGCAATGACAGAACCATTAGGATATAATCCTTCTATAAAATTTAAATCAGAAAATTTACCTAACTATGTTGCTTCGTCTATACCTGATCGTAGATATAGAGAAGGACAACTAAGATTTCCTTTAAGGGGTAATTTATCTGGAAGTAGAACTAGAGGTCAATATTTGAAAATAGAGTTCCTATCAAGCAGTCCAATTAAATTTAATATCTTTGCAATAATGGCTAAATACCGTAAATCTTATAACTAATGGCATATTCAGACGTCTTAAGAGCAATGCAGCAATATGGTAGTTTTTATAACTACGGAAACTTTGAGTCTGTAAATCCATATTCAAGTGAAGCATATGGAACTAACATAAGCGGTATTTTATCTGAAAATCCAGAACCTATAAATATTGTTGAAGAAACAGAAAGATTAGGTTCTAATTTAAGTGATGTAGATAAATTTTTATTAGGTGTTGGTCAGGCACAAGTAGGATCAACAATAGGTAAAAGTTTAAAAATTGGTAAAGAAACTCATGGTAAGTTAAGTGATTTTTTAGGAGCTGGTAGTTCTATTCCAAAAGGAACAATGAGTGTATTTAACCCCACTACAGGACAAGGTATGTCTTTAGCACCTGGCTCTACAGTCCCTGCGGGATTTGAAGTTCAAGATGTAGCTAGTGGAGCAAAAGGTTTTGATTTAGCCTTACCATTAGCATTATACTCTGGAACAAGAGATCAAAATCCATATGAATATTCAGATTTAGAATTTGCTGGATCTATAGCTTCAGGAGCATCATTAGGTGCAAAAGTAGCAGGAGGTCCTGGTGCAATAGTCGGAGCTGTATTAGGTTTAGGTTTGGGTTTATTTGAAGAAGATAAAGCTGATAAAAAAAGAAAAAAACAAATTAAGAAGTACGAAAAAGCTTTAGATGAAAGACAACAAAATATTAGTGAGGCTATATTAGATTTAAGAAGTAAAAATGAAAGTATGAAAGAAGCTTATGCTTGGGCAGAGGAATCATCTAAATATCAAAATCAATATGGTGGTAATATAGGTATTATGAAAGATGGGGGTAAAATGAAAAACCCCTATGATCCTAAAAGCTATAATAATGGTGGATTTTTGGGTGGTTTTTTTAGTGGAATAGGACAAGGGGTTGTACAGCTTGGTGAGGGTTTAGGTAAGGTTTTAGATGATATATATTCTGGTATTACTGGATATGATGATTCTTATTATGAAGATAGAGGTGTAGTAGATGAGCAAGGTAACAAGGTATATACAATAAATCCAGACGGCTCACTGAATCTTCAAACAGGTCAAAAAGGAACAATAGATCTTTTAGGTAGAAGTGTATCTGAAGAGGGCAGTGGTATTCAAGTAACAAAACCTGGAAGCATAAAAGCAGAGCCAATACAACCAGTTTTACCAACTTATAATTCAAAAGACGTTTCTAATAGAGTTAAAGAAACAGGTAGAATAAAAACTGGACCACTATTAGATCCATTTTTCAAACAAAGTAAAAATTATGATTCAGTGGGTACAGAAGATTATAGATGGGATTTAGATAGTCCATTAATTAGAGAAAACGTAGAAGTTTTTCAAAAAGGTGGACAACTTAAAAATATTGTTGCAGAATTTACAGGTAATGAATTAGTTGTAAATGATCAAAATGAAGTAGAAGCTGGTTTAGCTTCTGGTGATTTTAAAAGAGCTGCAGCACCAATAAGAAAGGCTATGGGTGGTAAAATGATTACACCTGGTCAAGAAACGCATAAATCTAATCCGATGCCTGTAGACAATACAGGAACTATATATTCTAAAAAAGGAGTGTTACCATTTAAAGTAAAAAAAGGAGCGGGTATTTATGATCATGCAACAGATCAATTTAAATCTAATATGGATGATAAAGAAATAGCTATGGTTGCAAAGAAAAATATAAATAAGTGGAAAAAAAATAATATGGCATAATGGCAAAACCTGGAAAAAATTTAGTATCAGAAAAAGAAATATTTGATTATTTAATGACTAAGCCAGGCATGACTGAAATCAAAGCTGCTGGTATAGTTGCTAATATAGCAAAAGAATCTATGTATTATTCTGATGCAGTACAAATGGGTGATGTAGAAAATCCAGGCATAGGATTATTTCAATACACTTTAAAATCAAGAAAAGATGCATTTTTAGAAGCTGTACCAGACTGGGAAACCAATTGGAGAGGACAAATAGATTTTGCCTTTGAAGAAAATGAGTTTAAGTCTTATATGGAACAACCATATAATTCTGTTCAAGATTCTACTAGAGGTTTTATGACAACTTTTGAAAAACCAAAAGATCAATCAGAAGAAGAAGTACAAGATAGGTTAGATAGATTATATAAATCAAAAAATATACAGGATGATTTAAAAAACCTACCTAAAGTTGATTCACAAAAGCAAGAGGAAAAAGTAGATAAATTTACAACTACTCAGCCTATTATTGATCCTTCTACAGGTGAAACAATAGGTCAAAGTGGTCAAGGGCCTACAACAAGTGAACAAACTGGTGATGTTTTTATACAAGAAGAAACAATACCAAATGTTGTGCTACCTGAAGTTACTGTACCCGAAAATAAAAAAATTATTGAAAATCAAACCACGGAAGAACCAACTACAGTAGAACAGGTTACAGACGAACAACAAAATGAAAAAAAACCATCTTTAAATTTATCTGGTCAATTAGGTAATGTACTAAAAGCTGCTAGCAATACTTTAGATAGTATTGGTGGTCCTTCTACCATAATATCATATATACTTGGTAAAAAAGGATTAACTGATGCTATGAAAGAAATAACTCCACAAAAAAGAGCAGAGTTATCACCTCTATTTTATCAACACTTAAGACAATCTAGAGAGCTAGCAAAAAAAGGTTTTCATCCAGCAGAAGAAAGAGCAATACAAAAAGAAATAGATAATGCTTATAGAATAGGATTAGATAACGCTGTTAGAGGTACTGGTGGAGATAGGGCTAAATTTTTAGCACAAAGTGGTATTCTTGATTCTAAAAGATCATCTGCTTTATTAGAGGTAGCAGCACAAGACGCAGAACTTAGAAGACAAAATCAAGACTCATATGCAGACTTAATGATGTTTAAAGAAAATTATGATCAACAAAGATCAGAGCAAGAAAGAACAGAAGATATGCAAATGCAATTGGCTAATAAACAAGCAGCCACACAGTTTACATCGCAAGCTTTATCTAATGTTTTATCTGGTGTATCTGGAAACTCTTCTATTATGAGACAAATTATGAATAATTATTTATCAGGTTCCCCACAAAATAATCTTGGATTAGTTAATCAATTTGAAAAGAAAAAATAATGAGTTTAGATTTTGGATATTATAGTTCACTTTTAGGTCCATTGCAAACTGCAAATCAATTGCAGAACACAAGAATGCAACAAGAGATGCAGGCTATGCAGCTTTTGCAAAATGTACAAAGACAAAAATTAGCCGAGACAAAAGAAAGAAATGCAGTTCAACAATTTATAAATCAAGCTCAAACTACAGCTGATGATGTTTTATTTGTTAAACAACAAATAGGTGATGAAAGAAGGTCGGTAAATTTTAGAAGACAAAAAGATGTAGACGATTTTTATGATTGGCATGCTTCACAATCTGGTTGGAATGAAATACAAGATGTTATAAGAAAATATGGATCAGTTTCTAATGCTAGAGCATACGGAAATTTAGATTACTATATGCAAGAATATAAAAGTAATTTACAAGGAAATCCTGTTTCTCAAAGGGTTAATAAAGTTAGACCTGATTTAGAAAGATATATTTTAAGCTCACAAGATCCAGAAGATGCACAATTTGTAACAAAAGGTGTACATAAAAGATTTAACTCATGGTTAGATGGAGAATCAGATGACTTTTACTATGCTGGACAAAGAACAGATTACTTACCTAATGATCAAGAAGAGTTAGATAAAATATATCAACATAAAACTTATGGAACTAATATTACTTTAGAAGATATTATTTCAGTAAATAGAGGTGCTATAATTAAAGATATAATGAACGATAAAGGTATACCCCTTAGTGAGTATAGTAACTTTGCTAACACCATAGGAGAAGAAGAAATGAAACAATTTATTATTGATGAATTAGGTGTAGATGATTCTATTACAGGAGGTACAGCAATAGGTGGTAAACAATACTTTAGTAAAAACGCTATAAATACAACTTTTGCAAATGAAATAAAGTCTAGTTTAGATGCTATAAATCAAGCTGGTATTAATGACTTAAATTCATTTATTGATTTAACAACACAAGGTGTTGTAATAGATGGTAAGCGTGTTACAGATATAAATACATTATTTCAAAAGTATAGTGGTGGAGCTATATATGATAATTTAGATAGAATTTTAGGAGTATCTCCTGGTGATAAAACTGAAAAAATTGGAGAGTTCAATCCTTTTGTACTTAATAGACAAATTATAGCTAGCGATAGAGTTTTAACTAATACTAATAAAGAGACGGCTGTAATGGAGGCTTTATATGGAAGTTACCAAGATGGAACGCCTAAATATAATGCTGCAAATAGAATGGTATATGGTGTATCTATGTTAGGTAAATATGATGATAGAGGTCAGTTGATAAAACAAGAAGATATAACAGAAGCTCAATTAGCCACTTGGTATAATGAGGATAGAGTTTTAGATTTACAATTAAATGGTTTTCATATCGGATTAAGAATATCAGGAAAAGATGCTAATGGTGAATTAAATTCATTTTTATTAAAACAAACAGATAATCCAGAAGACTTACAAAAAATTAAAAACACACTTTCAGGAGACACACAAATAGAACATGTATTAATGGCTGAATTTAAAGATAAAGATATAGGTCCAGATGATTTTTATTATGATGTAGTTGATTTAGGAGACAGTTCATTTAGAATGGCGTTAAATGAAAAAGTAGATCCTGCAGATTTAAATAATGTAAAAACACAAGCTTTAGACTATGAAATGCAGCAAAAAAGAACTATGTTAGATGTTGAAAGAAAAATGCAAGTAAAAAATAAAGTAGCTGCGGCATTTGGAGCCGCTTCAGTAAGCGAAATGGATAACTATATAAATACATTTGACTCTCAACTAACCATGGGATTAACAATGGCTAATGTACCAAGCGGTAAAATAAGTAGTGCATTACCGTTAGTTTTTACTGACTTATATACAAATGCTATGCAAGAAAGGGAATATCCTTTTCAAATGCAAAATGGACAACAAGTTCAAAATAATGCAGAGTATATGGCTGTTAGCGCAAAACTTCTTAAAGAAAGTTTTTATAAAGATGGTGCTAATGGTATGGTAGAGGCTATTAAAAAAGGACCAACTGCTTATGATGAATGGAGTAAAAAGAATTTGACAAAAAAAGAATATAATTCATCTAAAAAAATTAGAAAAGATATTATTAAATATTTTAATTCATAATGTCAGAAAAATTAGATTTTACAAAAAGTTTAGATTTTTTAGTTCAAGGATTGCAAGAAACACCGCAATCACCTGAACAAGATGTAAAACAGAACTATGATGATCAACTTGTAGTTAAAGATAATGTATCTTTTTTTGATAGCTTAGGTAAGCCTGAACCACAAAGAGATATTAGCAGAGAAAGAATTATAGAAGGTATAGCATCACAGCAAAGAATAACAGATGAGTTTGCAGGATTAGCCGCTGCAAGTGCTACTCCTGCCCCAGAACAACTTGTACAAGATCCAAGATCGTTTTTAGGAACAGATATAGAAAAAACATCTAGAGGTTTTGCTGCTGGATGGGGTGATCTTTTAGTAGGTACAGGTGATACAATTAATTTTTTAAAAGCATGGGTGTCTCCAGGAGAACCTACACCAGATACAAAATTTGGAAATTGGTTAAAAGGAGTTGGAGAACAATATCAAAATGATAATGTATTAGTATTATCAGAAAAATTTGAAGATATGACTTTTTCTGATTTATTTACTAAAGAGTACTTTACTTCAAAATTTTCTAGATTATTACCATATGCTCTTTCATTTATCGTGCCTTATGGTATTGGAGCAAAAGTAGCTGTTAGAGGTACTAATGCACTACTTGGAAGATTTGGTAAAACTGCTTTAAAGGGATCAAGAGTTGCAGGAAAGCCAGGCAAGTTTGGTGTTAAAGGAACTGGCTTAACTGGAAAGTTATTATATGATGGTGGAAAAAAAGGTGTAAGCTTAACAAAAGGGGGTAAAGAAGGTTTAGCTTTGTTTGGTGGTGGTATTGGCGCTAACGTAGCGGAAGGAGCATATTTAGCTGGAGAATCATATAATCAAATGATTAATGATGTTGATGAAAATGGTAATCCATTATATACAGCAGATCAAGCAGCAAGCTATGCTAAAAATGTTATAAGTAAAAATCTTGCTTGGGCAGGAGTTGATATTATATCATATGGTATGTTGTTTGGTGGACTAGGTAGAAGTTTTAATATAGTTAAAACATTAGCTGCATCAAAACCAACCAAAGTAAAATTTGGTCAAGGAATAAAACCATTTACTGTAAGCTTAATAAAAAGAGCAGCGCCATCTTTAGGTGTAGCTGCGGGATATAGTGCTTTTGAAGGAACTACAGAAGGGTTTCAAGAGGTGTATCAAGAGTGGGCAAAATATGCTACAGAAGAAAAAGCAAAAGGAAATGAATATGATAGTTGGACTGATTGGTTAAAGACAGCTCCTACATCACAAGCACCAAAAGAAATAAAAGATATATTTTGGACAAGTGTTGGCATGGGTGCTGTATTTGGTGGTGCTAGAGGTTACTATGATGCAGAGGCAGAAAGAACACTTCAATTAAATGAAAAGTTAGATCAACTAAATAAAAATATAGATACATGGACACAAAAATATGAGGACGGAGAAGATATAGCAGGAGTTCAAGATAATATTATAGCTTCACAAATTTGGAATTATTCAGGAGATGGTTCAGGTGTAAGGGCAAAAGTTCAAGAGCAAGTTAATAGTGGTAAAATGAATCAAGAAACTGCTGACATATTTTTTGAAGCTATTACTAATATAGAAAAGATGTATGAAAAACACAGCGTTAATACAGGTTTAACTGAAGCTGGAGCAAAACAAGCATTTTTTTATGAAGTTGAACTTGCTAGAATAGGTAAAGAAAAGCAACAGATATTAGAAAATCAAAAAGATAGAGAACAGCATTTTAGAGACATATATAAAAATAATGAAAGTCAGCTTAAAGAAAATTTAGATTTACTTAATGAAGAAACTAATGAGTTGTTAAATATAAAAAATGAAGAAGAGCAACAGTTAAATCAAGAAATAGAAGCTATATATACTAGAACAAAAGATAAAAGACGTACTGCAAAAAGTACAGGAAAAAAAGATAAAAGATTTAAACAAGAAGGATTATCTCAAGAAGAATTTGAAACCTTTACACAAGAAGGTGAGCAACAAAGAAAAGAAAGAGAAGCTACAGAACAACAAGAAGCAGAGGCAAAAGCTCAACAAGAAAAAGCCGATAGGCCTTCTAGAACAGAAAGAGTTGGTGAAGCAATAGGTAGAGGTATAACTAGAATATCACAAGCAGTACAAGGCATAAGAAAAAAAAGAGCTGATAAAAAAGATCTTAAAGAAACTATAGAGCAAATTGACAATTTAGATAATATACTTCCAGGAGCTAAAGAAAAATTAAAACAAGCAGTTAGAGATGGTAAGCTAACAAAAGAAAAAGCTTTAAATATAAAAGGCACAGGAAGAAATGGTCAAATCAGAAATAAGGACGTAAATAACACCATTAAAGAACAAGAAAGGGCCGATAAAAAACAAGAAGACACGTCTCCTGAAACTCCAGAAGACGTAAAAAAAAAAGACCAAAGGAAGGTAGTTCCTAAAACTAAGGACTATAAAAGGGTAGAATCTGCAGGATCTAGAACCATTCCAAAAGCTAAAATAGAAAAAGGTAGAGGTTTAGTATATTATACTATAGTCAAAGATGATGAAACCATATCTTATGTAGATCAAGCGGGTGTATCAGATAAATTTGTACAAAGCGATGAAGACGTTAATATAGAACTAGAGGTTCGTAAACCACAGGTTGGACAAGATAATGTAGTAGACATAGATGGTGATTTGTTTTATCAGTTTGGTGATCAATTATACGAATCTGAAATAATTGTAAAAATAAATGGTGAACAAGTAGGTAAGGTTGCTCAAAGAGATTTTCAGCAAACTCTTAAAAAAAGAGCTAAAAAATCTGATCCAAAAAATATAACTAAAAAAGTAATTAATGAAATAAAAGAAAGAACAAAAAAAATATATGATTCTTTCAAACCATCTACAGCGTTACCTACAGAAGAGCCTAACATTGACGAAAACTTTACAAGAAACTTTCATAGAACTAACTTATATGAATACAATTTAGTTAAAAGTATTATTGATAAAAAGTTTCCTGGATATAAAGGCTATCTAACATCACAACAACTAATAGATTCGTATGGCCAAAGATCAGTGGCTTTTGCGTTAGGAAGTAGTGTAATTGTAAATATAGATGGCGCTAGACAAAGTGATATAATTCACGAAGCTGGTCATGTTTATTATGGATTAATGAAAGATACGCCTTTAATGAAGCGTATTAGAAAAGTTATATATAAGTCAGGTATATTTAAAACAACTAAATTACTATATCCTGAGCTTACATTAATGAATATTAATGGACAAAAAATTACAGTTGGTGAATTTTATAGTCAAGAGAAATCTTCCAATAAAGTTTTAGATAGTAATGTACTTACAGATATTGTAAACAATTTAGCTAGAGCAGAAAGAAAAAATGACAATAATAGAATGAACGAGTTGTTTACAGAACTACGAACACAACTTAAATCATTAGGTCATAAAGAAGTTAGAATAGATTTACAAGAACCTTTAATAGAAGAATCTTTTACTAGAGCTTTAGAAGCGTATTCTTATGGTACATCACAAACAGTGATAGAAGGTACAAAAGCACAAGAACAGTTAAGACAAGATCTAATTGAATTTTATAAAGAAATAAAAAATCTTACAACAGAAAAAGAAGCGCTAGAGTTATTGAATCTTTCTGTTGATAATATAGGAGATCTAGATTTAGAGGCTGCTATCAAACATGTTTTATTAGATTTTGGTTCAGATAGAAATACAATACCTACAGTAAGCAATCCAGCTAGGTCGTCTATGAAAAAAGCTTCTAATTCAAGACTAAAAAAAGTTTCTGGATATTCAGTTGTTCATGCGTCAATAGGTGACTATATAGGCAGAAACTTAACTGAAGATGAAATAGTAAGAAATGTAATGAATGATTTGAAAAAAGATCATAGATTATCTGATGATGATTTATTTAAAATTAGAGATTATGTAAAAGCTATAGTAATTCAAACAACAAAAAGAAATCAACTGAAAATTGCAGATCAAAGATTGGATAAAGCTATTAATCAAATAGGTTTAAGTACAGAAACCATAGAAGATGTTTCAGAAGATTCAGAAAATCAAAATGATTTAAATGCTAGAGAAGAAAAAGATATTGCCTTACCCACTACACTATCTGCATTTACTAGAAAAATAGTAGCATTATTTAACTATAAAAATCCTGCAATACCAATGGATAGAAAAAATTTATTGCATGAGCTTTTAACTATTTCTAAATCTACTAAGAATGAACCTTTTGATTTTGTAATGCTATTAAGAAAAAGCACTAACCATGAAATAAAATCTATGTTAACTGTTTTAGATAGTGTATATCAAAATCCTGATGTAACTAATGCAAAAATTATTGAATTAAAATCACCATTAGATGGGTTACAGATAGAAACTCTAATGAATAATACTTTAATTATAGATAAAGAAGGTAAAAGAACTTGGAAAAAATATACAGCTACTAGTAGTTCTGTAGAAGATAATGCTTTAAAATCTATATTAGACATATTGCAAAAGGACAGAACAAGCAAGCATGATAAGATTGCAAAAATATATACAAATTTATTTAAAGTAGATCCTAAAGATAAAGTTGCAAGAAGAGAAGCGGCAGAAGAAATATTAGGCGTTTTATTAGACGATAGCCCAAAAGGATTACTAATTGATAAACAGGCTTTACTTAACAACCCCATACTATTTGATGATAAGCAACAGTATTTAGAAGACATATTTTTTAATTTTAAAGAAATAGGGTTTACAACAAAGTCTGGTTCAAGAAGAAAAACTATAAAGCTTGATAATGATAAAACATGGGTTGTATATAAAGGTAAAAATGAATTTGCACCAACTACAGATAAATTTAAACCCACTGGATTTTTTAAATATCAAGTTGGTAAAGATGCTAAAGGGCAAAAAGAAATAAGACAAATATTAACACAAGGGCTTGTATTGTCAAGATCAAAAAACTTTTTATCAATTGTTGATAATGTAGAAAAACAAGGCGTAAGTATATTTAACAAACAAAATAGCTTACATAATAAATCTATGAGATTAGCCGAGTTAGTTAGTAAAGACTATAATTTTGATTCATCTAATATACTAAGTCCAGAAAATAATATATATACAGAAATATTACGTAATAAATTACAAAAAGGTTTATTATTAAATGAAGAGGGTAACATATTACAAAACCCATTTGGTATAGAAATAAACTCTGGATTGATGAGATATTTTATTTCATCCAAAGAAGGTGTAGAGTTTGAAGATATGTCATTAACATTAAATGCTTTAACTTCAACAGAATTAACTGCTAGTGATTTTTTTAATTTTATAGGAGTATATAATCAAAAGAAAAACACAGAGGGTTTTACATATAGTCAGCCTATAGCTGTATTTTCAGATAAAAGCAGAAGGTATTATGTACAAAGTTTTGCTGCTCATAATACTAATATGAAAAATATTATATTAAGTAAACTTAAAAATAATCCCGCTATAAATGCTAAATATACAAAAGGTCAAGATATATTTCCTTACACAATTGTAGAAAAAGGTGGTAATTTATCCATTAAAGAAATGCCTGAATTAGTAAAACAATTTAGCGATTATATTAAAAATAATCTAGAACTATATGAAGGTAACACGCAATACAATGCAATAAAAAATAAAAGAGAAGCCTATGATGCATTCTTAACATCATATTTAGCTAATAAGTTTATGGCTCAACAAGTTTTTATACATGATCATAGACAATCGCAAAGCGAGACAGATTATATAAAAAGAGCTGCAGGTGCTATTGCAAGTCATACAGAGTTTGATAAAAATGTTGGAGTAGAGCCTGTAATATTTAAAGACTTATATGTAGATGACAATTTAAATATAACCACTGAAGAAGAAAATAACTATAAAGAAAATGATGCTATGGGTTATATGTTGCCAGAACAAATAGAAGCTGTAGCTTCTAAGTATGGAGATATACAAAAAGTAGGTAGTGTTTTAAAGTTTGTATATTATCATACAGATATAAAATCTGGAGAAACAGTATATTTAAAATATGCTGTACATCCATTAACACCTAAAATGGAACAAGCAAGTCCTGAGTTGAAAAAAATCGCAGATGTTTTAAGAGAAAGACATAGAATGATATCTGAAAATACCATAGAAGATTTTAAAGGAGATAATATATTTAAACATGGTAATTTAGTTATGGCTGTTTCAGAGTCTTCTACTAAAGTATTTAAAGATGGTGTGTCTGGACCACAAGGATCTAAGTATGTTTATGATGTAAATGAAGATATAGATACAATAAATAGATTGCAGAATGAATTATACATGCAAGATGGATACACACCATTATCAGGTGAAGGATTAGGTATACAATTAGAATTAGATAAACAATCTAACGAAAGATTTTTTCCGTCACAGTTATTTTATCATTTAGTTACTAATATAGGTGTTGATGAACAGGCCCTGGTAAATGAAATGCTACAGCTTAGAAAAGAAGTAATGGAAGCTAATAATATAGAAAGAAATAAAGCTTTAATTAAAGATGAAGGCGCAACACAGGATGACGTGATAAAAGAAAGAGATTCATTCAAAACTTCAATGAGTCCAGAAGTCTTTGGTATACTAGTAGACTCTATGTTTGGTTTTACTGATCCTAGATATCCATATTTAAATTCTATATACAATTCTATAGCTGGTGGACGTATAGCGCACAAGGGTACTAAAATGTATACTAAAGGATCTATAGCATATCAAAGTTCTAGTTTAGGCTTAGGATTACAATCTTATAAAACTCCTGATGATTACTTTGATGATAATGGTAATTTTATCGCAGATAAGTTTACTAATGAACAGAATAAAGGTGATTTTGAATCTGCTATATTAGATTTAAGAGAAGAGAATCCAAATATAATTGTATCAGAAGCATGGGTTCCTGAATATCTTAAAGCTCAAGGAGTAAACATAGGAGATATATTTATAGGCACAAGAATACCAGCACACGGTAAAGTAAGTAGCGCTGTATTTATTGTTAAAGAGTTTCACGATAGATTGGCTAATACCCCATCTTCTAATATATCTATACCTGCAAAAGTAAGTTCATATTGGGGTGCAGATTTAGATGGAGATTCTGTACACATGAATTTTAAATGGACAGATATTGAAACTAAAGTTAAAAATAAAAGCTGGAGATTAAAGACTAATGATTTTTTTGATAAGTATGTACAACTAGTAAGTAAAGTAGAAAAGAAAAATGAATTACAATCTAATATAGACTTTGACGAAGTTTCTAAAAAATCTATTGAAAGTGTAGAAAAAAATACAGAGCTATCAAAAATTGATATACCTACACAATTATTACCACAGGGTGATGCTAAAATGTTTGAAGAGAATGTTCCTTCTAAACGTCTAGTAGGTATTGTTGCAGCGTTACAAAGAGTATATAATGTATTTTCTAATAACAATGAACAACTACCTTTTAATATATCATTTACAAACTTACAAGGGGAGACTAGAGAAGTTACTCAATTTTTTGATGATACTACATTAGAAAACAATACAGGTAATTGGTATGGTGTAGCACAGTTATTAAATATAGTATTAGATAACGCTAAGTATCAATATGCAGAAAAACTTGGATTAAACTATCAAAGTATATTTCCATATGTAACACTTAGAAGATTAGGCTATAGTCTTGAAGATATATCTTTAATATTTAATAGCCCTATTGTAAAAAAATACATGGCTTTTAAAAAAGGTCAAAGCAAAAGTTATGTTTCAAGAAACAGTGATATAGAAAAAATGTTTGGAAAAGAATATGACATGTCATTTAATTCTTTAATAACTTTTTTGCAAAATGAAAAATTAGGTAAAAACTTATCTAGCAAAACAAACTGGTCAAAACTATCTAATAGACTAAAAGATGGTGTTAATATAAATATACAAGATTTATTGAATAATGATAGATCTGCTAATATAGATGTGGTATTAATGTTGTATGGTTTACAGCAGTTTAATAATGATGTGGTTAGGCCTTTTGGTAAAGCATTTACGGTACATCAAAGTATAGAAAAAAATCCATTAGAGTTAAAAATTATAAGAGATCAAATAGAAGAAATAATTAATAATGAAATTATAATAAATCCAGAAACTGTAAATATTAAAACAAGAAAAACAAAAGTTGGATTAAATATACCATATACATTAGGAGATAGTAAAAGTAATCCTATAGTAAGTCATGCTATGAATTTGTTTGATAGTTTTTTAAATAGAGCAAGCGTAACAGATATAAGATATACTCCATATATGCAGAGTTTATTAACAACTGAATCTGCAGTGCAGTTTCTAAATGATAATAAAAGAGCGCATTTAAAATCAAGAATAATAAATCAAGTCATCGTTAATAATTTAAAAAAACGTATGACATTATTATATGGCGCTAGAGATCCTAAAACATTAATTCAAGAGTTAGAAGATCTACAACAATTAAAACCTGATAATTTATTCTTAAATAGAATATTAGAAATTGTAGAAAAGAAAGATGGTACTAAAACATTAACATACAATACGGTAGAGATTAATGAACTTACATCGTATAAAACTATTAACGATATAAGAAAAAGTTTTGCTAAACTTAGTGATCAAGAGAAAAATTTAATCTTTGAATTAGAAGCAGAGTTCAATGAATTTGGATTTACAGGTTATCCAAAAGCTATATCATTTACACCTTTCTTTGATCAAAAATATATGGAAAGTATTAATAACGAAATAGAAAGAATTATACAAGAAGATCAAAATAGAGAGTATGATGAAGGTAGTACAGTAGAGTTAGAGTTAGCTGAACAAATGGTGGTTAATCCAAAAGATAAATATTCAGTATTAGAAGAAATACAAAAGAGTTCAGAAAACGATAGATTTATAGTTATAGAAGAAGATGCTTTTAAAGGACCAAAAAGAAAGGCAAAAAAATATGTAGGCCCTAACACTTCATTCAATAAAGATTATTTAGGTGATATGGACAAAGAGTTTACTTTTAATCAATGGCTAGCTGATAAAGGTATAAGAAGTGAAGTAATTGATAAAAAATCAAGAACGTATCAAATACTTAAAACTAGATATTCTACATATCTTAATGATTTTAATATAGTAAAAAAGTTTGAAAATACTTTATCAAGAAAACCTTTAAGTTCGTATACTATTAAAGACTTAGTAGATCTAGCTAATCAGTTTAGAAAAATGGATAATACAGCTACAAAAGGTATATCCTATTTAATAGAAAAATCTATAGGACAAAAAATGTTTGAAAAGCAAAGTAAGTTTTTACAAGAATCTGCAAAAGAACAAAACTTCAAATATGTAATACCAGGAGAAGATGGTGCGCAACAAAAAGACATATCTAATTTTAGAACTTGGTTAGGTGCAAATAATATGACTAGTGATAGACCAGAGCTACAAGAATTAATTAATCAAGCAGAAATAGAATACACAAACTATATAAATCGTTTTAATGTTTATAGAAAAAGAATAAAAGAAAAAAATGATGCATTAGTTAAATCTAAAAACAAGGGACTAACAGTGTTAGAAAGACTGTCAGCATCACTACGACCATCCGAAAAATATAGAATGATATATGGAAATATTATAGTGGAAGAAGATGGTAAAATAAGATTATTATCTGAACAAGAATATGCTGCAAAAAGAAATAATTTAACAAAAGAAGAAAGAGATTATTATTTAGAATATAGAGCAGTTACTAAAATTATGTTTGACGCTCAAAGAGATAGTGGTATGAACTCCTTAGAAACATATGTGCCTGGTATGCAAATGGGTGTATTAGAATCATATGATAAAAGTGGTTTGTTTGGATTATATAATATGATTATTAATTCTTCTGATTATGATAGAGTAAAAGTAAAAGGTATAGATTTAGATGGTAAAGAAAAATTAAAAACTTTTTATGAATGGAAAAATGAAGTTTATAAAGGAAGGACAGCAGCTATTAGTTTAACTACTGGTAGAAAAATAAATGAGTTAGAAAAACTAAGAAGAAAAGCTAAGAAGTTTAAAAAAATAGGAAGAAACGAAGATGGTAGTTTAATTCAATTATCTGATGTAGAATACGATACTTTAATAAATCATGGTGCTATTTTAAAAAGATTCATGGATGAAAAACCCGAAGGCACTACAGATTTAGATTTAGAAATTATACAGGAGTATGAAAGAAGAAAAGGCATAAAGTCTGAGCTAACTACTTTAGATATTAATACAGCTTTATTAGAATTTGTTCGTGGATCTTTATTTAGTAATGGTGATAAAAAGTATGATGGCACTGAAGCTGACTTACAAAGATTTGGTGGTATGAATAATTTATCTATACTAACAGATGCGGCAATAGCATTTAATAAAAATTTAGACAATGTTAATGCAGTAAAATATTTAACAGGTTGGTGGAAAGAAGGATTTTTAGGAAGAGGTAAACAACAAAGCTTTGTAGGTAAGACAGGAGATAAAGTAATAGATGGTTTTGTTAAACTTACTTCTCTTAGATTATTAGGTTTTGATATTTCTGTTGGTGCTGGTAATTTATTAGCAGGTAAATATCAAGAGTTAAGAAAAAGAGGTGGAAGTCAGTTTATAAAAGGTGAGATTAGATATTTTAAAGATCGTGGCAAGGCGTTAGATATATTAAAAAGATATAGAGTTGTTCAGCATAGTTTTGATGATTTTGTTCATTTATCTGAAAGAAAAGGTTTATGGGGTAAAATAGAAAAGGCTTCTTTTATTTTTATGGATAAGACAGAACACTATATACAAGGGGCTAGTTTCTTGGGTTTTTTAAAAGATGGTGAATATAATACTGGTATTATAGATGAACAAAGAGTTAGATATATTAATAATAAAATAGCTACATTACATGGTGAGGGATATACAGCTTTAGATGCAAGTTTATTGTCCATGTATTCTTTTGGTAGAGCTATTTTACAATTTAAAAAATGGTTTATTACATTAATCAATGACAGATTTGGTGGTGAAGAAATAAATAGATTTGGTGAAGTAAACATAGGTAGCTATCAAGCTTCAACTAGATTTGCAGCTCAGTTTGTTAGAAGATATTTTAGAGGAGAGATTTCTATGAATCAATTTTATGATGAGTTTAAATCTTTAGCTCCTGCTAAACAAGAAGAAATAAAAGCACATTTAAGAGGCTTGGGTATAGCAACAGTTATTATAGCTTTAATATCAATACTAGATGATGAAGATGAACCAGATACAGTAACATTAAAGTATCTTAAAAAACTTGAAAAAGATATATTTGTTACTACAGATGATGGACGTTTTGTTAATTATACTATTATACCCTCTAGTATAGGCACTGCTAAAAAAGCAGTTAAGTATGTTGGTGAAGTGACGTCCCTAGAAAAAGAATAAATTTATTAACTTTGTAAAAAAAAATTATGGCAAATATAGATGATTTATATAATAAAAGCTTTGGTCAACTAGGATCAGTTTTTACATCTGGTACATCTGGAGTAATAACACCACCCTCAAATAAAGTATTTGTAGCTATACTTATATTAGATCAAAATACTACTTTTGATACACATGGTGGTTTAGTAGCAGATACAAATAAAGGAGATATGCAATATGTTACTACAGAAGATGCAAGCGGTAATGACATATATTCAGGAGGTGCAAATGGAGGATCACATTCAATAGCAGTGGGTTCTGAAACATTAGAGTTTGGCGGTGGAGGTCAAGAGCTTACAAGCTCACAAACATTTCCTTTAGGAACAACAATAGTTGGAAGATACAAAAGAATAGCAATAAACACAGGTGCGGTTATAGCTTATATTGGCGACTGATGTTAGGTGTAGCTAGTTCATTAAGTTTAGCAAATTTTAAAAAAGCATTTGCAACCACTACAAAAAAAGTTCTTGAACTTGATGGAACTGGTGATTATGTAGATGCTTCTACAATAGCATCTCAAATATCATTTCAACAAGGCTCTGTTTCTGTTTGGGTTAATTTAGAAACAACTGATGGTAATGAAGCATTTTTTAGCACATGTAAAGATTCTGGTGGAGATGATAAAATAGAATTACAATACTTAACAAGTGATGCCCTTTTTAGAGCTATATATAAATCAGGGGGAACAACAAAAAAAGCTGTTTTAGCAAGAGATAATGACGTAGTAGAGGCTGATGGTTTTAATCATTTAGGTATGGTATATAATACTGCAACAGATCAAATTTCTTTATTTTTCAATGGAACTAGAATTGATCCAGCTACACAAAGTGCTATAACAATAATAGATGAAGAAACAGTAGGTACATTTAACAGAGTTCATTTAGGAAGAGCGGCTAATGGAACAGGTGCTTCATCTCATCATGGAAAGCTTGGTGATATGGCTATTTATGGTGCAGCGCTTACAGATGATCAAATGACAGAAATATATAATGGTGGAAAAACTTTTGATCATAATAATGGATCTGCAAAAACTAATCTAATAGCGTGGTATAAATTTGGAACAGGTATAGTAGACGGTATACAAGATTCAGCATCTGTTATTTTTAATTTAAAAAATACAGCCTTAGGATCAGAGTTGGTAGAAAACTCTGATTTAAGTTCACACGGAACTTCAGAATCATCTTCTAGATTAGGAACTTCTTTTAGTATAGATAATTGGACAATAGAAAAAAATGTTAATGATTCTGGTAATAGAACATTTACAGCTTTAGATGGGGGTGGAGTAAGGTGTACTATTAATACACAATGCACATCAACTTTTCATCAAAGAATATATCATAATGTAAGTAGTGACTTAACTATTGGTGATTTTTATGTATTTAGAGCTGTTGTACTATCATCAGATGGTAGTGATTTTAGATGTGTTGTACAAAAATTAACTTCTGATGTTGCAACTACACAAACAACTCATGGCGCTACCACAACTACAGTGGCTAATGTGCCTAGAATAGTTGAAAGTGTATTTAGGTGTACGGACAACACAAATCAAATGGTACATATATTTCCACAAAATACAATGAGCGCAGGTGGATTTTTTGAAGTTCATTCTGCAAGTTTAAAAAAATATACTGGTGGTGCTGCGTTTGGAGTAGCTGATGCTAGCTTAGTTTCAACAGCTTTAAGATAATGTACAATAATTATACATATGTAATAGTAGACTCATTAGATATTGATAGTTTAAATTTTGGAGTTGATGAAAATGGAAACAGATATTTATTAAATTTTACAAAAAATTTTTTAAGATATAACGTGTCTAAAAATAAAGCAATTGTTAAATATCAAGGTAATGATCCTATATGGAAAGATGAAAATGAAAATGATGTAGATTTTTTTAGTGGAAAAACAAAATACAGTCATGAAGAAATACTTAATGTATTAAGAAGTTCTGAATGGTTACAAATGGATGAATAAGCTTGTATACATATTACTATTGTTTAGTTTTAGTACTAATGCACAAATAAATAAATATTTAAAATTTTCTACATTCTATGTTGCCGCTAACGGTGGAACTTCTATATCAGATGTAGATGTTTATTCTATTCAGAATGGATTACA